GGGCGAGCTGTTTGACACCCCTCCATTTCGGTACCACCGCCGAGATGCGTATAGGTCAGGTGAGTGACATATGACAGATTCCGACTCCACTTACGGTGAAGAAGGTGCTGACAGTTCAACCGAATCGAAACCTAATTGGCGACGTGACTTAGAGAACCGGGCGAAGGAAGCTGAGGCGAGAGCAGCAGCAGCCGAAAGCAGACTCTCTGGGTACGAACGTCAAGACACATTCCGGTCAGCCGGGATTGATCTTGACGATCCACGTTCTCAATATTTTATGAAAGGTTACGAAGGTGAAATGGATGCAGATGCTATCCGCGCAGAAGCGGAGGCCGCTGGGTTCATGGGATCAGATGCTTCGGCGTCAGCTCCCCCTTCACCGATGATGCAAAACACTCTTTATGCAGAGGAACGCATCACTGTAGCTGGCGAAGGTGGAGATCCGGTATCCCAAGCCGACCTAAATGCTCGTATCGCAGCGACGAAGAACCCAGAGGAACTTCGAGCTTTGATGGAGTCAGAGGGTTACCAATGGGGTGCAGCCATCTGATTTGACCATGTGGAGTCCTCACCTAAGGACTTAACAACATGGCCTATACAGGCACCGGCGACGTATCTTCAGATACGACGGCGTTTCAGCAATTAGCGTATTTCGCGCTTCGTTCGCAACCAATGTTTGAAATGGTTGCGGATGTCCGTTCGACTGCTCAGAGCCACAACGGTTCAGCAGTCCAGTTCAACATTTACAACGATCTTTCTCAAGCCACTTCAGCTTTGACGGAAACTTCGGATGTTACAGCAGTCGCTCTTGGCGATAGCACCGTAACCGTAACTCTTGCAGAGTACGGTAACGCTGTCATTACCACAGCGAAACTGCGTGGCACCTCGTTCCTCAACGTTGATGCTGACGCTGCGAACATTATCGGTTACAACATGGTTGACTCAATCGACAAGGTTGTGTCTGATGTTGCTAACGGCGGCACCAACGTTTCTTACGGTGGTTCCGCTGGAAGTCGTGCGGCTGTTGCTGCTGGTGACATCATCACCGCAGACAAAGCTCGTGCGGCTGTAGCTGATCTTCGTACAGCTAGCGCACCTGGCTTCGAGAACGGCAACTACATCGGCATGGTTCACCCGGATGTCGCTTATGACCTCCGCAGTGAAACCGATGTCACTGACATAATCCAGTACCAAATTCGTCAAGATGGAGCTTCTGTTCGCAATGGCTCAATCGGCGTATTCGGTGGTGTCGAGTGGATTGAGAACCCACGCGCTGGTCTTCTGGCCGACGCTGGTTCAGGCACAACTGACGTATACCAGACCTTGATCTGTGGCCGTCAAGCGCTTGCCAAAGCATTCTCTCGAGCTCCTGGCTTCGGTGAAGATCCTTCAGTGATCTTCGGTCCTGTGACCGATACCCTCCGCCGGTTCCATCCGGTTGGCTGGTACCACCTTGTCGGCTATGGCCGATTCCGTGAAGCTTCTCTGCAACGCGTTGAAACTTCATCCAGCATTGGAGCTAACTAATAGTTAGCGCCTAAAAGATTTGGGGGGGTCGGGTTTCCCCCTTTCCCCGGTTCCCCCATTTCTTTGCTATTCTTGCTACGAAGCGAGGAATTATGCCAAAAGTCGGAAATCGTCATTTCAGTTACACGAAGGCAGGCAAAAGTGCTGCCCGTGCTTATGCGAAGAAGACTGGCAAAAAAGTTACGAACAAGAAGCGGGGTAAGAAGTAAATGGCCGGTTCAAGCAACAACGGAAACGTCACGATTCGGCCCAAACCCATAACTGGGACCGGAGGAGTGAACCGTGGCTAGCGGTCTTTACTGCAAGACTTTTGAAAGCGCCCTCGAGGGTGCCATATCTTTGAACTTGTCTGACACAACTGCTGATCGTTTTAAGTGCATGTTGGTTACGTCGAGTTACACACCAGATTTCGATACACATGATTACAAAGCTGATGTGACTAACGAGGTGTCCGGCACCGGATACAGCGCTGGTGGCGCTTCGTTGACTTCGGTCACGTTTACTATCAGCTCGGGCTCTCTTGTGTGGGATGCAGCGGATGTGTCGTGGACTGAATCTACGATTACTAGCGCTGCTGCGGCGGTCATTTATGATGACACTCTTACGAATGATCCGCTAATTGCGTATATTGATTTTGGGGGATCGTTCAGTACCACTTCCGGTACGTTCCAGATTCAGTGGAACGCTTCCGGTATTTTCACTCTTGATCTGACTCCGTAGGAGAAGCAATGCCAACAGCTAATTACCCAACCTCTTTGGACACGACCTCTACGCAGGTCACGCCGAGCTCGACTACCGATTTGGATGCGTCGGGTTACGAACATGACCAGGTGCATGGAGCTGCTTCTACTGCTTTGATTGCTTTGGAAACGAAGCTTGGTATTAGTGCTGCTCCTGCTGCGTCTGCTAGCAACAATGCTTTTTTGGAGCATTCGAGTGGTGGTACGACAGGGTGGACTAACACTTTGACTGGTGCGACGATTGCTGGTGCGACTCTTTCTGGTGCCATTGTTGGCGCAGACCAGATCATGTCAGCAGTAGTTCACAAGGACTATTCCGAAACGGTGTATGCCGGTGGCGATACTGGTGCTACTCCAACGATTGATGAAGCTAATGGCAACACTCAATCGTGGACGCTAAACAATAACGCTACGTTTGCTTTGCCAGCGGATTCTGGTTTGCAGGCTGGTACTGCGCTTACTTTGATTTTGACTCAGGATGGTACTGGGTCACGGACGGGTGCTTTTCAGGTGAATAGTGCTACGACGAATGTTAAGTGGGCTGGTGGTACTGCTCCGACGTTGACGACTACTGCGTCGAGGGCGGATATTGTTTGTTTCGTCACGTTTGATGGTGGTGCGACTCCTACTTGGTATGGGTTTGTAGCTGGTCAAGACTTCCAGTAAGGATTACTAATGCCTTTCGGCTTATCTAAAGCTTCAGTCTTGGGTGCTGCCGGAAGCGGTGGTGGTAGTGAAGGCGGCACTTTCGAGTGGATCGCTGGAATTACGGTAAGCGATAGCACTACCAATTCCATAACTTTCAGTTCTATGGAGGCTACGACATACACAGAATTGTCTATTAGGTGGTCGCTTCTTGCTGGCACGAATCCAGACAATGTAGAGCTACGAATTAATGGCAATTCCAGTAATGACTATTACAGCAACGAATGGTGGACATACAACAGTAGTGGTAGCGCTAATGGTACTAGTAGCGCTTATGAGTTGAGAACGGTTTGGACAGCAGGTTCGACTAGTGGTTATGCTTCTCCTTACGCTGGTATTGTCAATATGTCCAACGTGGGTGGAAGCAATAAGTATTCTGTTGAGTCGTTGGCTTACAGGAGCTATGACACTTCTTCCACTTACGGTACTTTTGAATACTCAACCACGCTTTTGAACCCCAGCGCGGGTAACTATGCGATAAGTAGTTTGACTCTGAAAACCAGTAGTCAGTATTTTACTTCTGGAGATACTTTCCAGTTGTTTGGAGCAAAGAGTTCGAGTAGCTAATGGCAGCAAATAATTGGATACCCATAGAATCACTTAGCGGTGCATCTGCTAATTATTCGTTTACGAATATTCCGTCTGGCTATAAGAGTCTTATTTTGAAAGGCTCTGTCCAGTCAGCCACTGGCACATTTATGCAAATATGCTCTATGCAATGCAATAGCGATACTGGTACCAACTATGGGTATGCAGAATTTGGGTATCGCGAAAATACTACGACACTACGGACAGGTATGTGGGACGGTGGTGACGGGGGATATTTGTGCCAAATTGGTGGTTCTTATTTAGGGGACTGGCTGTCGCATGTAGAAATACACATCTTTGGGTACGATAATACAGACCGTTATACGCAATGGGTGGGGACTTGTTCCACAGGAGCAGGTGCTCAGGGGTACAACAGTACTGCTTTTTATTCTGGTTATTGGGAAAACACTTCAGTTGTTACTCAATTAGATACTGTGAATATGAACCCTGACGCTGATTCTCGATTGACCTTGTATGGGCGGAAATAATGGCTGCAACATTCGATGAAATAGGAAGTGTCACAGCAGACGGGACTACTACAGCCATAGAAGTAACGGGTATCGACCAGACTTACGATGATCTGCAAGTCATATTAGAGTTCTTTATAGATGATTCTGGCGCAGTAGCCACAAGTTATGTATTGGTCAATGGAGATACCGCAACTTCCACATATAACTCTGACAGCATGTGGCTTGAAGGTAACAACAGTTATATGTATCAAGAAGACTATAACTCTTTTCAAGGTTGGAGAATGATGAACTCTCCAACTAATGGTGGCAGCGGCACCCCATATTATTGGGGGAACATAATTATAGACATGATGCAGTACACAGCTACTAGAACAAAGGCTTTTATACTTAGAAATTGCACATTTAATGAAGTGGGTACAAGTAGTGCTATCGGAGCCGCTGGTTTAGGCTATAGGAATACTGCTGCAATTAGCAGCATCAGTCTTAGTGCAAGTGCCAATATAGGTAGTGGCTCCACGATAACTGTCTACGGAATCACAAATTCATAAGGAAATAAAATGCCGAGCTACAAACTGGTTGTTGATTGTTCAACAGGAGAAACATCTAAGATTGAATTAACTGCTGATGAGATCGCAGCTATGGAAGCTAACGCTGCTAAAAATGAGCAAGAGCGTATCGAT